CCAACACCAGCTATCGCCATATCTATTTTTAATCATCTTCCTATATCCTTTATGTTTTCTTTACTAATAACTTGATAAGCTCCCTTGTTATATGCAGGGGCTACAGTAAAGTCTGCACCGGCAGTATAACTGCGGTCTACAGCTTCACAAGATCCACCATCTACTGAGGCAGAACTATAATATTGAGTGTCTCTACGGTAAGTCGTAGTCTCTTCTAAGGGTTCAAACTTAGGTGTATATCGTTTAGATTTGGGCAGAGGTCTACGCTTCCTACCTGAATAAGAGTGTCGTAAACTGCCGAATGAAAGTGCCATTTGCTATTCTCCTTTAAAGTATCCGTATATTATACGCAAAAGAAGATCAAAAGTCAAGAAATATTTTTAAAGATCATCAATGTCTTCGCCAGTTTTGTGCGAAGAATCTTCTTTCTCTTTAGGAGTCATCGCTGTCTCTGGGCCTATCTTTAAGGTATCCCAGTCTACTGTAGAAGTAAAGGAGTTCATAGAGGCTGAACGCATTTTTACACAGTTAAATGTAATACATTCATCTTCATGATCCCAAGTTTCTAGTGCATAAGCCGCATCTGCCGCATCAAGAATACCTTTAGCAAAGCGAGCCTCGCCTGTAGCATCTGTTTGATAGGGAGATATTACGGTACAATCGTACTCTTGTGCCATTGATTTCAACGCTTTACTTACTTCGATTTGCTCAGTCCAATCGTACTGACCGCCACGCGATGGAAGACTAGACCGTTTTACTTGATTAATATAATCAACAATAATGACACCAACATTCAGAGACTTGACTTTTTTGTCAAGTTCTGCACGAATCTTGGATAGAGTAAGAGATGCATCATACACTACGTCTAACTGCTGAGTCGGGAGAAGCTCGCAGGTATTCTTTAGTGAGATGTGCAACTTTTCAAAGTCACGATGCTGTCTATAATCTTTCAAACGATCTTGCCCATCAACATAACGACCTGCCCACCACGTAGCTACTTTTTCCCACTCGGTTACACTCAGATTCTGAGTACGAAGACGAGAGAAAGGAACTTGGGTAGCAATGGAACAACATCGTTGAAGGATCGACCGGCTATCCATCTCAATAGTGAAATATATAGCCGATCTTCCTGAAGCGTAAACACTGTTAGCAATGTTTGCACAAATAACTGATTTACCCGCACCTCTTTTACCTCCGAACATAACAAGATCTCTAGGAGAGAACTTAATGTCGTGGTCGTACTCTTCATTGAGTCCGAGAGGTATATACTTGGCTAAATCTTCTTCTGGCTCAAACAAGTCAATACGTTGCATACTTTCTTGTGGGTCTTCGAGATCAACCTTATCTTCAACGTCTAGGACGATCTGATGTAGGTGGTTTACTGATTCCTGTGCATTCTCAAATGCGACAGAATTTTCAATATAATCTTCTAGTGAGTCCAGAATTTCTTTTTGAGTGTATTCGTTCTTCAGATACTCAAGAAGCATACTGGGATCGGCATCGACCTCAATAGCTTCTACTGCGTACAGTTTTTCACGAGTAGCTGAATCACGAATCTCAAACTTTAGATCTTCAATCGTAGGCATTCTATGAAACTCTTCACAATGCTTATCAATAACCTTATACAGACTATGATATTCAGTTGCAAAATATTGCTTGTGCGCCACACTCCAGGTCTGAAAGTCCTGTAGCGTAAGCACTTGCTTAATAAGCGCACTAGCAATGTTCAATGAAAGTCTCCCGATTTCAAATCTAAAAAAAGGAACTACCGAGGAGTGCTCGGCAGTTCTAGGTCAAGAAGGATTAAGCAGATGCTTTTTCTTTCTTAGATGCGCCATCATAGTCAGCGGCTGAAAGGCCACGACGAGTTAGCATAGTCTTGACGCCACGAGCAGTTTTGCCAATCGCTTCAGCGATATCTTCAACGCCCATGCTACCAATGTCACTCAAGCTAGCCAACGGATCTTCTTTAGAAGAGCCTTTGGTAGTCTCTTGACGAGGAATAGCATCAATGTCTCCAGAACGAAGTAGGCTAAGAGCCTTGCCGCGTACAGAGTTTACAGAACGCTCTAGCTCAGCCGCGATTGCTTCAACGAAAGCACCAGCTTGTACCATAGATACAAAGGTAACTTCTTCAGCAGGAGAGTACGTGCGTACAGCTTCTACTTTAGGAGCAGGCTTGACGTGGCCAGTTAGTTCCATAGACAGGATCTTACCCTGAATTGACTTAGCAGAGAAAGCACCATCTTCAAAATGAGATGCAATTTCAGCGTAAGTATATGTACCACTATTGTCAGCGACAAAAGCAGAAAGAGTAGCTTCTTGAGTATCGTTAAACGCTCGTGAAGCATTGGCCGAGGCCAACTCTACGTCGTGTCCCATCTTTCGCAATTTGCTTGAGATAGAACGAGTAGAGGTTTCAAGCTGATCTGCTGCTTCTGCAACAGTTGCTTGGGATACGGGGCTTTCGCCACCGACAAAATCAGTGAGGGCGGTAGTACGCTCATCAGTCCATTTAGGTAGTGCCATGTTTTTTATTCTCCAATAAAATTTAAAAGGTTAGTTATGATTTGAACGCCAGAATCTCTGGCTTTCTTAGTTTTAGCAGATTCAACTCCGCTTTCGTTTACTAGGATCGTGACATCCTTTGTCAAGCTTGTCTTGACCGCATAACCAAGCTCTTGTAGTTTGTTATGAGCCTCGGCTTTCGTTTTGTAACTGGTAAGTTTACCACTAATACAAACCGTGCCGTGGGTTATGTTTGTTGTTTGATTGTTATCAAACTTGAAGCTAAAAGGTAACATACTCTGCTGATAAAATTCCATCTCTAACCAGTTTAATAAACTAGCTGTAGACTTCTCACCAAGACCGGCTTTTCGGCACAAATCATAGTCTATTTCTTCGATATCTTCGCAGACTTTGGATAGTTTTTCCGAAGCCGTCTTCCCGATGAGAGGTATACTAAAAGCAGGTAAAAGTACATTTAGCGGTGCACTCTTAGAGCGTTGCAATTCATCTACTAACTTTATACCAAGTAAACTAGAACCAAGTAGTTCGACAAAGTCCTCTAGCGTTAACTCATAAAGCTCTTCGAGAGAGACAATATCGAGTTTAGAGATAGTGGCAGGGCCGAGACCTTTGATCTTGAGAGTCTTAGCAAAGTGTTCGATGAGTTTTGCAAGCTTTTCTCCGCAATGCGGATTTCTACAAAACAAAAGATAGTTGACCTCTTCTAATGCCGAACTGCAACTAGGGCAGTTTGTTGGGGCTTCGATTATGGTCATAGCTAATCCTTTGAAATTGAATATGTATTATACGGGTTTTTCACGTTTCTGTCAAGAAGTATTTTTCTACAGGTAGCAATCAATCTAATCGTCTCACAACGCGAGGTATGATCTCACCTGAACGTATAACTTCCACTCTACAACCTATTTCAAGGTTAAGATCGCGGATATACTCGATATTATGTAGCGTTGCTCTTGCCACAGTAGCATCGCCAACCTTTATAGGGTCTAGAATAGCTACTGGACTAACAACTCCGCTCTTACCCAACTGCCATACTACATCCAACAGCGTGGTCTCCACTCCAGCTACTCGCTCTTTCAGAGCAAAAGCACCTCGTGGGTGTTTAGAAGTGTGGCCTAACCCCTGAAAGTCTTTGTTATTACCTATACGATAAACTTCCCCATCTGTAGGATAGTCAGTACAATCGAAGGTAGTAACAACATTCATACCTTGTATCTGTAGCGAATGTAGAGTATCTCTATATTGGCCATGCATAGTAGGTTCTAAATGGTATGCTACAAACTTGAGTGAACGTGTTTTAAACTCTTTCAAGTCTTTTAGTCCAAGCGAGCCTGAAGCATAGTTACGGGAATTAGGTATACTACTAAGGGCAACAACTTCACCAGTAACCTGTCTAATACCGAGCAAGGTAATACGGTTAGGTACTAACTCTTTCATCTTATCAGTGATGTCTCTACCTTGTACTCCGTCGCCTCTAGTTAAAGCTAACTCTAGGTGTCCGTTAACATATAGTAAAGATACTGCTGCTCCATCCAATTTAGGACTAACAAGACACTGCTTAATATCTAAAGGAGCTTTGGCTAAGTCAAAACACTTCTGTAACGAGTACATTTGGAATGTATGTGGCACTGCATCAGTAACCTCATACCCAACTGTCGTGTAGTTATGTTTCTGTGCTAGAAGATCGAACTCTTCATCAGAAATGAGAGGATAACCTTCGTAGTACATAGTACTCGCTCTGTCTAAAAATGATCGCATATTCTTTTCCTAAATAAGAAAGTATATTATACGGAATTTAAGCAGCACTGTCAAGAACTATTTGTAGAGATCCTTAATTAGATCTAGGAAATGTTCCTCTATTAAACTTTTAGACTCTGCTAGAGATAATATCTCTATTAGACCTGCAAACATTTCTCTTGAGTTAGAAAGGTCTAGGGGCATTGCAACTCCTTCAGGTGTTGGTTTCCATTCTTCTTCAAAATCCATATAATACTTCCGTAAGTGCATATATTCTACACCTCTGAATGTATTAATGGTAAGTCTTATCTGTACTTCTTTAACTTTATCATAATGTATGACACGCGAGTACGCTTCGGGAGCCTGATGTAAATCCATTATCGTCTACCCTCGTTTTTGAGGATAGATGCCAAGGGCAGTACACTAGACACGTTTGAAGGTCTGAGTAATCTATATGAGT